TAAAGAGGGGGTTAATCCAGTAGGATCAGAACCTTGTTTATTTAAAAATATACCAAGATTATTAACTGCAGCTTGGGCTATTGTTGATGTTGGGAGATATATACCATCATTAAGAGTTCCACCAGCTTGGGTTCTAACTCCTAAATTAGATAAAGCTTCTTGTTTAGCTGTAAATAATATTCCTGATGTAGTTGTAAAGTATTTGGTAAGTCTTACTACATCATCAACTCGGGCTTTACCTTGTCCTACTCCTCCTCTAAAAAAGTCAGTAACAGGACCATTACCCCCAGGTAAACTAAGAGCATTTGGTTCTTCTGTTACACCAGGTAAAGGAGTTTCAACAAGGAGTTTAGTATTAAAGTCCGAGTATTTTAAAGTCCTAAACTTGGAGTTTTCAGTTTTAATTTTATCGAATAACCCCATAGGAAATTAAATAAATTAAGGATTGTCGTCTACAAGACTTCCTCTACCTTCAGGAGCAGAATTACGATATCTACCTGATAATTTTTCTCCATTAGCATAATATGCACCTGGTTGGTTATCTAAAATAGAAGGGTTAGTGTAACCTGTATCTAAGAATGTAGATGTTTTTAAAGGAGAATCCATTCTAATATACTGAGCTTTATCAGTTCCAGCTACTGAAGCTGGGTTACCATCTAAAGAGTAACCATCTGTTGCAGGCTTATAGTGAAGTCTAGAACTATTAGCACTTGCTTTAGAAGCATTTACTAACGTAGATGGAGTAACACCATCCATAGCAGTAAGGTTAGATCCTTGGTTTATTAATTTGTCTTTTAATCCAGCCATTTTGTTTGATTTAGATTATTTTATTATAAATATTACAAATTATTGAATTTTAGCAGTATTTTGAACCATTCCTGCTTCTAAAGCATTTGTAGACATTACTACACGCATATTACCCATAGATTTTTGCTGTTCCATCATTCTTTGGTTCATATTATTAAGGGCTTGTAACATTTCTTTATTATCACTTTGAACTGTTGTTTGTTGTGGTTGTAAATCTCTTCTTTCCCTTACAGGAAGTGGGTTAACTTTAGCTCCTGTTGGGAGATTTATTATTTCAGGACCAACTTCACCTACCATCACAGAGCCTCCTCCTGTTACTTCAGCACCGAATTGAGCTTTAGGAACTTTTGCTTCTGATTTGGCTTTAGTCATCATACTAAACATTCCTACAACAGCAGCTGTGGCTAAAGCAGGTCCTACAAATGGGATAGCTGATAGAGAAGTGTATATGGCTCCAATTGCACCTATAATAGCAGGAAGAGCCATTGCTGCAAGAATACCAGCCATAGTTATAAGGAGGGGATTACCTTCTTTAATACCATTAAAAAATGATTTAATCAATCCACCTAATACTGAAAATCCTTCTATAATAGGACTTAATATAAAATTGATTGCAGGAAGAACAGTTTCGACTATTTCCATTAGGGGGGATAAAATAGACATAACAGGTTCTGCTAAACCTACAAATAATTCTTGAAGTTTAATTATAGATTGGTTAAATCTTTCTTGAAGAGATTGTTGCTCAAATTGCTTAGCTAATTCTTCATCACCTAAACGTTTTCTAGCTTCTTCAACTCCATAAGTAGCTACTAATTGATCATATTCTTCACGTGCGTCTTCTATACTAGATGCTCCAATTTTACGTAAAGCTTCTTGTTCTACTAAAGTTTTAGATAATTCTTCACGAGACATTCCAACAGCCCTAGCAAAAGCTTCTTGTTGGATTCGGTTCATTTTTCCAAATTCAGCTGCTGATCCTACTTGTTTAGTTATTTCTTCTGCTACAGTTGCTAAATCATTATTTAAGGCTGCTGATCTAGCTTTTTCTAAGTTGATTTGTTTTCCTGTTAATAATTCAGCTTCTAATTCGGCTGAAATTGAAGATTCAAATTGAAGTAAGCCTTCAGCTATTTTATCTACTTGTTCTAAGTTAGTGCCTAAAGCTTTAGCAGCTACTTGAGCTTCAGCTAAATTTTTAAGACTCATTCCCATCGATACTGTAATAGCAGATGATGTATTTGAAACTTCTTTAAGAAGTTGCTTTTCATTTAAAACTAAACCATTTTGAGTAGCTAAAGCTTTAGCTTGGCCTAAAAATTCAGCTGTATTGTCTTCTAAAGATGTATTAGTAGCTAATGAAAGTTTTTGAATACCTATTAATTCATCGTTAGTAAACCCAGCTTGTTCTCTTAATTTAGTAAAAGTTTCTAAGTCTTGTTGATTTAAAGCAGCATTAGTTCCTAAGCTTTTACCTACAGCATTTAAAGATTCATTTAAACCTTTAGTATTAAGAGCAACATCATTTGATGAAGCTGCTATTTGATTTAATTCTTTATTAAGAGCTTGGGATTCTTCAGCACTAATATTTAAGTTTTTGGCAGTGTCACCTGTCATTTTATCAAGCATTGTAAATGCTTCAATAAATTTAGTTACTAAAGTGACAGTTATAGTTAAAGGATCTAGTAATGCTCCTTTTAAATCAATTTGACCTAATCCGGATTTTAATACTTTAAATTTATTGTCTATACTGTCAACGTTACCACCGCCTTCTTGGATTTCTTTAGCGACTTCGCGCATCTTCTTTTGGGCTTCATCTAATCCAAGTCTATTAGCTAACCCACTAAAACCCATTTTACCTAATGCTGTGCTGATGCCTGCTAAAGCAGCACCACCTACACCCATTAGTTTATTTATATCTTTTTCTTTTTGAATTCTTGTATTTAAAGCGTCATCTATATCTTTAAAAACTTGGAATTCTTCTTGTGCTGCTAGTAAAATAGCATATTCTTCTTTTGTAAGATCTTTTCTAAATTTAAGATTAGTTTTACTTAAATCTACTATTCCTTTTTCTTGAGCTAGTTTTTTAGATTGCTCTTTAACTTCATTTGATAATTGTTGAAATTTACTTTTTTCGTTTTCAAGCTGTTTTAAACCAAGTTCAGTAATACCAGCTTGATCGTATTTAAGTTTTTCAGTAATACCTTGAATACCTTTATAACCTTTAGTAGCTAAAGAAGTAGCATCATTGCCTTTTTTTAATTCAGATACTATAGATTTAATTTGAGCATCTATCCCGGCAAATCCCTCAGAAAGTGAAGAAGCTCGATCTTTAGCTTCTTCTAAAGCTAAATTCATAGCATCTATACCTTTAGTAACATTTTCTATATTACTTTCATCAAATATAGGTGCTCTTTTCTTAGTAAGTTGTTCATACTCCTTCCTAAGTGCTTCTAATTTTGCTTTCTGTTGATCTAAGCTATCAGCCATTTAATATATTTTATTATAAATATTAAAAGCCCCAAAGTTTATTTATACTTTGGGACTTTATTTCCAGATGTATACTGTTTACTGGCATCAGCAAACGCTGGTTTGTTTACAGTTCCATCTGAGTTTATTACAGTGGTTTGGGAGCTGGGGTTAGCTGCTTTATTTTGTTCTTCATAAAATTCTCGCATTTCTTCGAATACAAATTTTCTTACCCAAATAGGCATTTGATAAACTGTATCCCAGCTATAACCACCTTGTCCATGAAAACATATTTCATGGATTTCCTTATATACGTTTTTACGATAGTAGGCGGCTATTTTCGAGGTCAGGCCAAAAAAATGTAAGCCCAATTGAAACGTTGCGAAATCGACCGTCCTCCCCCTCGTAGGACATATCCACATCTGGCATAACTGATTTATAAAAATCACGTAAAGCTCGCGAATCCATAGCTAATAAATAATTATCAACAAAATTACGAATTGCATTTTCATCTGTATTACCTTCTACCGATGTAATCATATACTTTAAACGAGTAGTAAGTTCAGGTGAAACATCTTTATTAATTTTTTTAAAACCTTCTAACTCAGCATCAATTTTCTTTTCGTCGTGGCCTGTTAAAAACTTAAAAGTGATTTTATTTTCAGATTGTGGCAAAACAAACTCAATTTCATTTTTACCTTCTGTAATAAGATCTGTTCTTAAAGGTTTAGAATCTAAAGTTTTAAGATCTACTGTGGTTTGTTTATCACCTACTGTAAACGTGTATTTAGAACCATATCCTAAAATACGTGCAGCAATTAACAAAGCGTTTTTATCACCAATAATCAAATCTTTAATATCAATTTTAGGTGAAATAATCATAGATTCTAATAATTTATCTAATACAATATTCTTATTAATATAAGATTGGTTAGATAAAATATCCTCTTCTTTAGCAGTCATGTATTTCATTTCTACTTTACCTTCTTTAAGAGGATGACCTTCAGGATATAATATACCTTTTGAAGGGAGGTCAATAATTTCGCTTGGGAATTTTAATTCGGCCATAAATTTTTATTTAGTTATAACTTTTATATCGAGTATACATATGTAAGATAAAAAAGAGCTTGGACAAAGCCAAGCTCTCTTTAAAGAAATTTGCGGGAAATTAGTAGTTTAATACACAATAATCCATTCCTAATGTCACTGTGATATTAACAGCAGCAGCGTCAGTATCCCAGTTATATTCACCAAAGTTAGCAGCTTTAATAAAGGCACCTTTAATAGCCCACTGTGAAACTACGTCACCAACAGGACCTAAAACACCAATTTGAACATCTTTTTTATAGAAATCTGAATAACCATCACGGCCTGTTACTGATTCGTGGTGTAGACGTAACCACTCAATTACTGCTTGAGCACCAGAAGGAGTGATCGGATCATATAAAGTCATTGTAAGATCATTCCATTTAACTCTACCTTTGATTTTACGATAGATGTTAATGTGGTTTAATACGATTTCACCAGCGTCAAATCCTACAGCTGAGATTCCTTTAATCATAAATGATGGGATACCATTTACTTCCATGAAGAATCTGTTCGCTACTTTAGGTTCGAACGGCGTGAAGAAAATATCGTCTACATCTAATATTGCCATGTTGCTTATATTTTAATTCTATTATAAATATTCGAGTTTAAAACCTTTACGCTGGGAATGTAGCTCCAGTTGGTAAGATGTTGAAATCTAAGTAAATGAATTCAGCAGTTCTAGTTGGTTGGATATAAATCTGACCTACTAACTGGTTTCTATCAATCACATCAGCAGTATTATTTGTATCATCCATAATCACTCTAAACGCGTATAAACCTTGACGTTGTTGAACTGATTCTAAGTATGGGTTAACAGCGTTTAAGAATTGGTTTCTAGTAGTTCTAGTATTTTGTTCAAATACTAATGTATTAGCTACTTGTGAGATGTAAGACTTTAAATTAATTAATAATCTTCTAACATTTACTCTATCTAAAGCTGATGCTTTGGTTTGTAATGTTTTCTGACCATATACTACAGTTCCTACACCTGGGAATTGGGCGATTGGGTTTACTTTATTATCGTATAAAGTATCTCTTTGTGTTTGTGAAAGTTGTTGTTCAGCTCTAATTACACTTAAACCACCTCTGTTAATACCTGCTGGGGCAAACCATGGAGCAGAAGCTTTATCGGTAAATGCATATACACCTGGGATTACTGTTGAGGCAGGAACCCATACGTTCTTAGCTGAATCTGGGTCAATTAATTGAACCCATGGCCAGTAAGTAGCAGCGTATGAAGTATCTCTAGATGAAGCTTGTGAAGATACTGTTGCAACAGAGCTACCATATCCTACCTCATCAATTACTGCAATGCTATCACCTCTCATTTGTGTATTGTTAATAACTGAGGTAATTACGCTTCTGTTAGTAGCAAATGCATCTATTAAGCCAGGAACAGTAATAATATTAAACTGATAGTTGTCTTGGTTAGACATTAAGTTTACCATGCTTGTGTAATCACTACCACTTAAACCTTGAGAGTTAGTGTTGCTGATTTGATCGTAAAACTTAGCATTAGCTGGAGCAATATTACCAATACCACCTGAGAATGAGCCACCATATGAACCAGAGCCATTAGATGGAAGAGATCCAGTGTAAATATCTTTAGCTACACCGGTATTATCAAAGTAATATGGAGTGTTTAATGCTACAGATTTAACTCTTACATAATTAGAAGCATTAGGATATGAACCTGAAACTTCAATGTAATTATTTGTTGAGTTGTAGCGTAAAGTTTGGTCACCAATTACTTTAGAAATGTAATTGTTTTGAGTTGGGTCTAATGATAAATTAGTCCAAGTTTCTAATGGGTTCTTATTATTTTCATTATCATCACCTCTTCTGATGATTAAAGCAAATGTGCCTGAAGATGTATTAGCATTTTGGATTTCCCATCTAATATTATCAGCTGAGCCTGAACCTAAAGATCCACTAGCATCAATACTGCTGGTGTTGTTCCAAATAGCACCTTTACCAATAGTTTCTAAAGTGAAAACTGTTGTTTCACTTGTAGTGTTAGTTCCACCTGCTAATGTTACTACGTCAGAGAATCCAACACCGCTTGAACCTGTAGTTCCTACAATTCCATTATAAGCAGTTCCACCAACACTTGCAGATAAAACTAATACAGCTGAACTACCAGTAGCTGTTACAATATTAAAGCTTCCAAAAGCTGAATTGTTAATAGTGTTTGCTAAGTTTGTAATTGCTGTAGCTGCTGTAGCAGAAGATGTAAAGTAATATAAGTAACCATCTTCATCATCTTCAGCTACATAGTCAACAGCTTGGAATCTATAGGTAGTTCCAGCATATGTAAGTCTAAACTCTTCACCATTATCATCAAATGAACTATTTGATGAAGTAAAGTGACCTGATGCAGTGGCTAATCCAACTGTTGTTCCGGCTGTTGGAATTGCTTCAGCATAATCCCAAGTATTAGAAGCACTTACTACTC